GTGTTTGTTGTAGCAGCTGTAAAAAATGCTTGAAATGTTACTGTGCCTTCGTTCCATGATTTAGGAAATGCTATTGCAAATTGAGCAAACTCATCACTATCTTTATCAAAATCTAAAGATTTAAGTTCAGGTTGTCCAGCTGTTAATTCTGTTTGTTCAAGATCTGCACAACCATTTGTAGTTGTTGGATACATTGCAACTGCTGGAATCCAAATACTTTCTTTTCCTGCAATTTTAATAGCTGCTGTATTATCACCACCATCAACACCTTTTACAACTCCAGTTCCATTAGGAGCAAGAGTTATATCACCATTGGCTGCATCAGTAATTGTAATAGTACCTGAGTTTGTTCCAGAGTTTGTGCTTAAAATAAGGTCAGCAGCTCCACCTGTTGTGACTGTAAGAGTTCCTGCACCATTTGAAGTTAAAACAGCTGCCGCTCCAGAGTCTCCAACCTTTACAGTATCAGCTGAAAGAACAACATCTCCTGTGCCATTTGGTGCAACAGTAATATCATTATTAGCTGCATCTGTGATTGTAATTGTACCTGAATCAGTTCCACTGTTTGTGCTTAATACTAAATCTGCAGCACCGCCTGTTGTAACTGTAAGTGCTCCTGCTCCATTTGAAGTTAACGTAGCAGCTGCTCCAGAGTCTCCAACTTTTACAGTATCACCAGCAAGAACAACATCTCCAGTTCCTTTTGGAGTTATATTAATATCAATATTTGAATCACCACCTGTAGATGAAAGAGTAGGTCCAGCACCAGTTGCTGCGTTTGCAATTGTAAATTCATTTACTGCAGAACCAGTCGCTGTTAAAAGCGCAAGTTCATTTCCGTTAGTATCTAAAATTGAAGTTCCAATTTTTGGTGAAGTTAAAGTTTTGTTTGTTAAAGTCTGTGTTCCAGTAAGTGTAACATCACCAGCGGGTAATGTATCAATATCAGGATTAGTACCATCATTTGCAGTTGCAAATACAAGAGCATCACCTTTATCACCTGCCGCAAAAGTAAATGAATCACCACTTCCTGATGCATATTTAAATTGAACTGTGTAAGAACCTGAAGTTGAATTTCTTAAAAAATAAAATGTTTGAACATCTAAAGGTATTGTTACAATTTGATTTCCTGTAATTGTTCCTGTGAACTCAATCATTCTGTGAGATAAAGTTGCCCCTGTTGATCCATCAGATACAGATAGAGCAGTAGTTTGAGCACCACCAGCTATTGATTGTGTTGTGTATCCACCCGAAATTTGTTCTATAATTTGTAAATTGGTATTAGTTTTTGTACCCCATGTTCCTGCGTTTTCACCAGTTGCCTGAAGTTCAACTCCTAAAGGTGTGTATGTTGATGCCATAAATTTTATCTCCTATGCGACGTCACTATAACTTGTATTTGATCCTGTTGCAACATTAGAATAACTACTATTTGATCCTGTTGCTACATCTGTATACGATGTATTTGAGCCCGTGTCAATATTTGCGTATGCCTGTATTCCAAGTAAACCTATGGCAGATGTAAGAGGATCTGTTACTAATCCTTGTACCACGTCTACAGGTGTAATAGAGCCAACAGAAACGGTAGCTGATACTCCTGTTAAACCTACCACATCTGCAGGTAAAATAGATCCTACTGAAGCAGTAGCAGATACTCCTGTGATGTTTAATAATTCTACAGATCCTGTAGTTAACTCTCCAACAGATGTAGTCGCAGATACTCCTGTAATTTCACTTGGACCAAATTCTAATCCTAAAGTTCCTAAACTAGATGTTGCAGCTATACCACTTACAGGTTCTGTACTTGCACCAAAAGCAACTCCTAATACTCCTACGCTTACTGTTGATGATTGTCCATCAAGACTAATAGTTGGACTAATTACAAAACTAACACTACCAACATTTGATGTTGCTTCTTGACCATTTAACTCATATGCAAATTCTAAAGTAGGAGATCCAACACTTGCTGTTGCTTCTCTACCAACTAAAGGAATAACTTGATTAGGAGATTCACCCCAAGAATTATCTCCCCATGCATCTCTACCCCAACCAACTAAAGTTCCAACATAAGATATTGTTGGAGTTGCAAACTCTGCTTCTACTCCTGTTAAAGGAACACCTATTTCACCATCAACTTGCGTACTACCAACACTAGCTGTCATTGAGTGTTGTGCACCAATCATTTCTAATTGGTATATAAATTCTAAAGTAGGCGAACCAACACTAGCAGTTGCCTCAAGTCCAGAAAGAGAAATAGTTTCATCTCTACCTTCGCCCCAATCAGCTGTACCCCAAGAAAGTCTGCCCCAACCTGTTTGATTTGATTCTTCTGTTGTACCAAGTGATGCTGTTAAACTATAACCTGTTACTGTGATAACAGGATCAAAACTTTCACCCCAAGGTTCTTGGCCCCAATCATCTCTACCCCAACCTTGAGCTGCGTATGCAGCAACAGAACCGATTGAAAAACTTGCTGATACTCCTGTTAAATCTATTAGATTGCTATCTTGTTCGCCCCATAAACCTTGACTCCAGGTTGTACCTGATCTATTCCAAGTATTCGCGGACATAAGGTTTTACCCCCTATGCTATACGGATTATTGCGTTAGATGCGTCTGCTGTTGGAAATTGAATTGTGAAAGTTCCACTTGATACTGTTTTGTCACCACCGAAAGCGATAACTGCAACAGCTTTATCAGATTGATCGTCGTTATAAATTAATGCACCATTAGCTGTAAAAGATGCTGAAGTATAACTAACATCTGAAAAATCACAGATAGCAGTTGTTCCAGAAGTGGTTGGTGTAACACTTGTTAGTGTCGCTCCACCCGCAGTATAAGCAGTTCCAGATGAGTTTGTAATTTCGTTTGATGTTGAGTAAGCAGTTGTTCCAGCACCTAAAGATGCATCACTTGTAAATAAAGCTATTTTAAAAGTGTCTCCACTTGTGGCTGTAAAGTTGTGTGTACCAACTAAAATTTCTTGTTTGAAACTTGTACAAATTGCCGATGTTATTGCCATAATTTTTCTCCTATGGGTTTGCTGAGTTTACTGGAATACGAATAGCGCCATCAGTGTAGTCATCTCTTCGTCTTCTACCAACTTGCTCGTTAGCAAACTTCTGTATCTCTTGTTTATACTTATTTTCATATAGTGTCAACATGTCTATTGGGCCTTTTAAAAAACCATAAGTTTCAGATAGACAACAATATAATAGACCATTTGGAAAGTTTAAACTAATATAATTAGTATCATTATTCTCCAATAATGCAGGTGCAGCATTATAATGAACTCTAAATTTATATGTAGTATCAGGAACTGGAGCGAACATCATTCTTCCAGATGTAGTATCAGACTCCCCTGTTCCACCTCCAAACATAGCGTAATATTTAGGTTGTCCTCTTTTTCCAGATGCTGTGGAAGAAACATATTCTTGTAAATACGTAATATCTTTTTTTTCTAACCATATATTAGGTCCAGTTACAGCTGAAGTAGAGTCATAAACTTGTATACCTCTAATAAATACAGCTCCTGCTGGAGCATTAATTGTTTCTTGACCTGTAACTAAATTACCTGATTGTTGTTTTCTATCTGCATCAATAGGAACATCTCTAAAAATTCTATATTGTGCATTTAATATTATATTCTCTAATACACTATCTGATAAAACATTTGAGTCTGTTTCTGTATAACTTCTTATTTGTGTTTTTAATCCTGATGCACTTAAACCTGCCATTATTTCGCTCCTGCCAGTTCCCTACATTTAGGGCAACGATGTTTATATTTATTGTGTTCATCACAATAACCTTTTACCTCTTCGTACAAAGTAAGATGAGGATCTTGTTTTTCTGGTATAAAAAAGTTTTTAATCCAATTCCAAATTTTATTTATCATGCTTCTATTGTTACAGGTCCTATTGAACAACCGTAACCTCCTCCTTTTATTTCACCAGTTGTAGCAGTATCTGTATCAACTGTAAAATGAAAATAATTAGATGTAGCATAATCTGTTGTTACGGCTGCATCATTTTTATATAATCCTGTTGTAATTGTATAACCCGCTGACTTTGCTATATTAGCACCTGTAATACCATCAAAACTTTCTGGATTTGAATATGTAAATGAACTTCCTGCAGATGTAGTTGGTGATCCTCTAAATCTATAAGTTGTTCCACTAGTTAAACCATGTCCAGGTGAAAATACATTTATAATACGAGATCCCGCTTCATATGTTTCAAAACCATTATCTGGTATTCTAACAGTTGTTGCAGGTTCTGTTCTATCAGTTCTTACATTTAATAATGCAATTGCATCAGCACCATTTGGTTTTGGTTCTAATTGTGGTTGTTTAGGTTCAAATTCTGTAAAATGAACGAACGCACCATTCCATTCTCTAACCATTTCTTTATATGGAAACTCCATACCAGATCTATCTGATATTGCTTTTGCATATTTTCCTGTTGCGTATTTAGACATTATGTTCCTGGGTAATAAGCTTTAGGTGTAATAAATGTACTTGAAGCCGAACCATCTTCTGCTAGTGCTCTTGATAATTCATCTTCATAGTATAGTTTCATTTGTTGAACTAATTGTGGTTGATATTTTTGTGCAAGATAAAAAGCTAAACCTGAAGTCATACAAGGAACAAATCTAAATGGAACATCTGTTGCATTAGTATAGTCTCCAACATCTTGAATTCTTTTTATAAAATAAAAATGCATATCTTTAGATGCATTTGTAGAATCTGGTGTTGGATAAATATGTATCCTAACTTTATCAATAAATCTTTCTACCCAATATTGATTTGGTGTTCCTTTAGATAATTTATTAGAAAAACCTGCATAAGTAGATCTATCTACCTTAGTCATTGGTGAATCTGATTGAGTTGTTTGAGTTCTATTAGATCTTAATTGTGCTTCAAGAACATCGGACATTCCATAAATTCCATTTGTTGGAGTTGTTGTTGCAGAAGTTCCATCACCACTAGCTCTAAAAAAATCATAATCTGATTGACCTTCAATTAGATCAAGATTAGTTTCATCTATTTCCCAATAGTGAATACCTCTATTACCCCATTCTTGAAATAATATATTTAAAGATCTTCTAGCAGATTTAAGTTGATATCCTGCTACAGAATTTAATCCGATACGTTCAAAAGCATCTTCTATTATCTCTTCAATAGAAAAAGTTTTGTCGAACGTTGTTGTTCCCGAAGTAGTATTAGCCATTTAAACTCCTACGATTCGTAAACTTTAATCCATTCACAAACGATTGTACCTGTATCTCCTGCTGCACAAGCTGGTAAAACGACGTTTACATCACCAGTAAATCCACTAGCTGATGTATTTTTTAATCCGCCAAAACTAGAATAATCATATTCCATCTCACCTGCTAAAGTTTGAAATACAACATCTGTTGTTGCATCCCATTGCATTCTAATTGCATCAGCTGGTGCTGTTACAGAAACATTAAAACTAACTTTATTTAGTCTTACAGTTTTGCAAGTTTTACCGTTGTTTGATGCTAATTCAGAAACGTCAACTATTTTAGTTGTGCTTCCAGAGTTATCAGAAACTACATTGTAGTGAGTGATAAGTTTTTTTGCTCCGTCAAATACAGTTGTATTTAATACTGTGTCTGCCATGTTTTTGTCCTCCTTTTAAAGGACGCCTGCATTACCAGGCGCCCCGAGTTAATTTATTACGCGTCTGCGTACGGTGTTACTATTGTACCTGATCCAATCAATAAAGAATTGTGAACCATGTATGTAGCAGTATCAATAGCTGTGAAAGATACTACGCTACCAACGATTCCACCTTTTGTAGAACCATTCATAGTAATAACATCGTTAGATGCACCTGGTACGAAAGCTTTTTTCGAACCATCATCTACACCAATCATAATAGCACCTTTAAATTTATCAGTGCCATCTGTTTTGATGTCCATATCAGTAGCTGCTGTTTCAACAAAAAATGTGAAAGTAGCACCAATATTGTTTAAGTTATTAAAGTCATTGTCACCTGCAGTAGCACCATTACTATTTACATTGATACTTGGTAAAGTAAATTTACCATCAGCATCGTTGCAAAGTAATATTCTACCTGCGTGTGAAGCAACTGTTAATGTTGTGTCAGCTGTTAAGCTAACAGTCATACCAGGACCTGTACTTGTAAAGCCATTTTTAGAAATGACTGGTCCTGAAAACGTAGTGTTTGCCATGTTATTATCCTCCTAGTTATTTGAATATCGTCTCTAGGCCGTCGACTATACGCGTCGATATTCAATTTATGTATAGTGACAAAAGTATATACTAGTTTTTAATAGAGTGCAAGAGAGCCTGTAATGTGGATTGATTTTTTCCAACGATGTAGCTTTTTATTAAGTAGCTACTGAAACTTCTGGAGCTGCGCCTTCAATAGTATTTCGCTTGTGGGCAATAACTGCTTCTTCCAGCTTGATTCTTGTAATGACTTCTTTAACTTTGTCATCGATTCGAACCATTTCAAGAGTATACCTACCGTTAGATAGATGCTCCTGTTCCCACTTCAACTCCAAGGACCTTTTTTGTTTGTATAGGTCTTGTATCATTTATAACCTCCTCATAGGTTATTCTATTTACCTTGTTATCATAAGACACTCCAAGGTTTTCCCACTTTATAACGTTTTCTCCAAGTTTGTCAAGGATTGCATTTTCTAAGGATTGTGGGTCATCTAGGGACAATACATCAAATCTTGCATGATGATCGTACGCCCAAATATTTACTATAAATTTTTTCATGAATCTCACCGTTTATTTTATGATTGTGGCGAGACTATGTCCCGCCACAAAAAATTTATTGATTACGCACCTTCAACGCCGAAGATACCTCTAGGGTCTGATACTCCAAACGAGTATCTTTCTCTAGCTTTGTATCTAACGTTTCCAGTATCGAAGTCACCTTCCATTGCAGTTGTCAATGGAGCTCTATTGAACATTTTCATACCGTTAGGCACGTCTGTAATGATATAGAAAGAATCAGAGTCAGTTAAGTAATTATTAACTCTGTATCCTTGTGGAATCATACCCATAGATACGATTGCATTTACATCATTGTCAGCTGTTCCAGTTCTACCTTGAGATTTCATTAATCTCTCAGCTGTGAACTGATTCTCCGAAGGGATTATCATTTTAACCCCTCTCGCTGCAATTCTAAGACCTCTTTCATCAGTAAGAGCCGCGATATCAATCAACGACTGCTCTAATGAAGTTTCGTTCAAATCAGCCTGAGTAGTTAAAGTATTTGAAAAAGTACCTGCTACTGTAGGGTGGTTTGTT